TTACCATTTGACCAGCCGTGCCCCACCCAGCCCTAAACTTGATTTTCTTGTCGCCAGTGAATAGCGGCGGCGAACTATCGGTTGGGTCCGAGCCTGTTCGGAAATTGATTTCATCCAGTTCCGTTGTGCTGGGGCCAACCTTGAGACCGAGAGTATTGACCACCCTGATAATTGCCTCAAAGACACGCTTAGTCAAACCCTGGGCAGTTCCAGTTCCAACATTTGCACCCGCCTCTGGCCGCAAAGTCTTGACGATAGACGTGTATCCGAGGCCAGTATGAGCAATGCCGGTCTCTGGCGAGAAACCGGAGACAGCACCAGAAGAAACCGTTTTCTCCATGTAAACACTTCCGTCACCCAGAGTATCGACGCTCTCGCCTTCCAGGTGATCAAGACCAGACAGGGTTGCTTCTGCCTTGCGCGCCACCCCGCCCGAAACGTAGGTCGTGAACCCAGAGGTGTCTGTATTCAAATAAACGAGCCCACCACTGGTATAAACTGAAAACGCTGAACTATCGACGCCGATAGTGAAAGTATCAGCGTCAACCACGGTGATTGTGTAGCCGTTCCCGTTGAGATCCGTCATCCCGCCGACTGACAGGAACCCGACCTCGTTCCCTGTTGAGAACCCATGACCAACAGCCGTAACGGATCCTGGGTTAGCTCTGGTCACTCCAGAAACCGGCTTACCAAGTCCAGCCATAATCTCGAAGGTGTTCGTCGCAACCTCGATGGCGCGGTAACGGTTCCCGTTCAGTTCCGTCATGCCGACAACACCTGAGATATCGATCAGATCGCCATCGGAAAACCCGTGAGCAGTAGCCGTGATGATGCCTGGGTTGCCCTCACTCGCTCCTGAGATTGTAACGGGAAGATTCAGCGTCAGGCCGGAGTCAACAAAAAAGGCATCGGATTTCGTCTCGCCCTCATCAGGATCAAACTGGTTTTCCATAAATTCAACATAACGGCGCGTCACCGAATTTATCGTTCGTTTTACGATCATCCAGAGTTCGTCCTCACCTGTGCCGGGAACAACACCCAGCGACTCGACGACACCATGCGTTGTCGCCGCCCCAAACGACCCGGCGATAAAATGCCGGTGCCAGGCTACGACCTGCTGATCGCGGAGATAGGTCATGCCGACCAAGGCACCGTCATTCCTGATTCCCCAGACGATAGTCGAGAGCTCCTGTTGATAAGCAAGATCACTGATCCCGCCTTTCGCTACCTGATCTGAGAGAATAGTCAGGTCTGGAGAAAGATAACTGTCGCTCTCGAACTGGAAAACAAACTCACGGATTTTCCGTGTCTGCCGCTGGATAAAGAGAACGACGTTATCAATCCGGATAGGACGATGGTTTGCCGATCCTCTCGTTCCTTCCCTGACCACCCTGACGTTTGTCGGTGTCAGCGCCGCTTGAGTGGTGGACCCTGAGACAATAAACTCACCACCAACAGTGCCAACCGCCATCACCTTACCAGGTGACAGCCACCTGATTACGTTCACCTGATCAGTCGCCAAAGTATAAATCAACGGCTCGTCGTCAAGAGTTCCAGGGGTATGATTTTCAATGTCGCCGGATTTGGATCCCCAAAGAGTTTGCGGCTGGTCAACGGATCCTGCCCAGAAAAGACGCTGTTCATAGAAAGCGACTGTCCCTGGATACCCTGTAGTCGCCGACCAAGCACCCAAACGCCATTTCGTCTCAGCCGCTGTCCCACCAAAACTGCTAACGATATCGACAGTAACCGCAGTAGTCGTTGACCTGGAAGCAATGGTTCCGTAGCCCCAGTGGATACCTCCGTCGCGGAGATATTTCCATGTCACCGTGTTATCGACAATTTCCTCACCTTCACCTGATGGCCCGCCAGAGCTGTCAGAAGTCCCAGCCTTAATCGCCCTATATACGTTCCCAGAGTTTCTGACTATGTCGTCGATGGAATACGATGTTGACGCCACCCACTCTGCGGCCTGGCTACCGATGGACAGCAGCCGCCCCACATCGGTAGCCTGGAAACCAGCGTCGTCATTGATTCCTGTCGCCGAGGAAGCAGTGATAGCAACGCCAGCGCCTGTCGTCGCCGCCGAAGTCAGTGTGGTAGTCTCGATATTCTCAGTCTGGTAGGGGCCATCTAAAAAAACGATATCTGCTATAGTCCAGGTCGTGTGCGCGGTGCGGCTGATCTTCTTGGGGGCGTAGTCTGGGTGCGCCACATAAAGAATATCCGCGCTCTGGGCGAACTGTAATTCAAACAGGTCAGCCGTCAGAAACGTAGTCGTTACCGTGTAAACGCGCGCCGCCGTTCCGGCGCTGGCATAGGCAGTAAATCCCGTGCTGTTGATATTATTACCATCCACATCGGTCAGCTCGAAGGTGTTCGTCGTTTTATTGGCGACGAGATAATACTTCTTATTCAGCTCCGTCATGCCGACGACGCTCGAAATGTAAACCTCGTCGCCATTGGCAAACCCGTGGCCGGTAGCTGTAACTACAGCCGGGTTGGCCTGGGTCGCACCCGAAATAACCTGATTAGACTCAAGGATGGCGCCTTGGTCTTTATAAAAACGTATATAAAGATTTCCAAACTCGATTAAATAAGCCTGGGTAGTGGAAAACTCAAAAGAAACCAGCCGCGTCTTGGCGGTACTGTCTTTAACTTCTTTAACGAATCTGGTGCCCGAACGACGGGTCACTCCACCATGCGGCTGGACTATAACGTTCTGGAGGGTGTCCGCCCCGTTGTTGTACTTAGTAATATCGACACGGCCATGCAGCTTCTTGGATAGCTCTCCAGCAGTGAAGTTCGTCTTGATCTCTGAGACGCGCGCCATTTTCAGACCCTCGCGTCAAGCCACGTTCGCTCGTCGGCCCGCAGACCTTCCTGGCTATCGACTGATTTAGCTTCGTTCATAAATGCAGCAAAGCGTGTTTCAGCAACTCTGGCCGCATCCTCACTGGCCGTGATATCGAAAGCCAAGTCCGCTGCTATCCGCAGCGCGTAAGCTTCGACAAACTTCGCATCAAACAAATTGGGATCAGTAACACGGTGTACATAGACGATAGATAATGGCGCGGTGGCATCAGTAACGATCTGGCGTCCCTCGATCTCCCATGCTGACAGTGTATCAACCTCGATAATCCGCAAGCAGTCGGACGGCCAGTCAAAAGCGTTGGTGAACTCGAAAATTGGCGCTGTCGTATTGGCCGCGATTTTCACACGCTTGAGAGAAAAATTCCAAGTATGGTCTCGAAGCAGCGCATCGCGCGTCTGCTCGTAAAGCCGGTTGATCGCCCGGCCTTCCTTGGTGTCGTCATCAAGAGCGGTCAAAACGTCCGCGCCCAAATACGTCAGTGCGCGGTTGGCTATTTGGACAAAGGTGATTGCCATTTTGTATTCCTAAAAAAAAGACCATTTTCACGCATAAAAGAGCGGGTCATCGTTGATGCCGCCCGGACTCCCGAAGTCGTTTCCTCATCCAGTTCAAAACCGTGCTTGCAAAACACATCAACCCAATAATCCTGATCCTGGCAGTTGACGTGATGGTAGCCTGGGGTTCGCGGCGGCGCGTAAGTAATCAGCGCATATTTACAGCAGCGGAAGCTCTCCATGTAATTGGAAATAAACTCCTCACCAACATGCTCAACGAACTCGACGCTCCACGCAAGGTCGGTGGGCTGAACCTGAATTGGGCCTTTCGTGTAATCGTGGACATGGCACGGCGCCTGGCGCTGAATCACGCTGTCACCATCGATACCGACTGCGTCCAGGCCCTTGGCGTGAGCCACTTCCACCATCCCGCCAGTCCCGCAGCCGATGTCCACCATCGACCTAATTGCTTTTTTTTCGACTATATAATCAAACGCCCCCTGGTCGATATGGCAGCGTCCCATGCTGCCCCCCAAATGAGACGGGAGAGCAGCCAGGTTAGCGTGGTTCTTGCCCACGAGCGGCTTAATAACATAACCATAGAACTGCTCCAAGACCGTCAGGTCCGCGTCAAGCAACGGGCTGGCAGGACAAATAATCACATTCATCCCGCGCCCCTGGCAATAGCCGAGCCAGAACGACATACATGCCATGTATCTGGTTACGGTATGTGACTGGCGGATATGATACGGCACCCCGCCTGAAATATAATCACACCCGAAGATTGTCAGCTCCTCAACACCAATTAAAGCAGCATACGCCGCCACATAACTAACTGACCCGTTAAAATAGGGCCTAGCCCCCGGCATCGCCAGAACCT